CACCGCGGAGATTACAAAGAGTTTACATTCAAACTTTTTGGGGATTACACTTCGCATAAACTTTACTTTACGGTGAAAGCGGATAGAGTACTTACTTCGGTGCGTTACATCGATTTGGCTAACACACTCGGTGGCGGAAGTGATACACAAATAAAAGCAACGTATGATGGCACTTACACTACAATTACAGTATTCATTCAGCCTTTGCACACACAAAACTTAACACAGAAGCAATTGGTTTATGACATTGTTGCGGATGACGGAAGCGAACCGGTAACGCTTTTCGATGGATATTTCAATCTCGATTTTGATGTAAGAAGCCCTTATGATAACACAGTTGTTCCATCCGAGCAATATTACAATCAGATATTTGATAGAGCATACATTGCGAAAGTAAGCAGCGCGGGAAGCTTAACGGAGATAACCGATCAAGGTTACAATGCAACGGTTAGCGCTACAAGACTAAGCGAAGGTATGTACAAAATTACAAGCGATGTGGATCTGTTTGATACGTCAACTTATACAACCATATTAAAATTTACGCCGCTGAATATTAACGCTTCCAATACTGTTTTGAATGCTTTGCCGGTGTTCAATCATAACCTTGGTTTCAACGCAAAAGAGTTGGTTATTGGCATAACAAATCTTAATGACGGCGGTGTTATCGATTGCGAATTTATATTAGAAGTTTATAGGGTGAGAAAATGAAACAATTAAAAATTATAAATTATAAATTAAAAATTGTGTTGCTGCTTTTGGTATTTACCGGAGTTGCAAATGCTCAATGGGCGGGAACATCTCTCCGTACCGATGGCAAGTACAGAGCGGCGAAGAATACAGCAACGTATCTCGGAAAGGGCGCTGATTCTGTTTTTGCTCAACTTGTTTACTTGGTAAATCAAGACTCAATTTCCACTGACGTACGGATTGACAGCATCAAAGCGATATTGGGAAGATTGGAAACGCAATTGATTGCGCTTAATGCGAAAGACTTCGCAACGGCTGCAAATCAAGGTACGGCAAACTCTTCGCTCTCGAATATAAATAGTGAATTAACAACATTGAACGCGAAAGATTTTGCGACGGCGGCTAATCAAAGCGCTCAAACAACAAAGCTAACTAATATTGAAACTGAATTAAATACACTCAATGCTAAGGATTTTGCGACAGCTGCTAATCAAAGCACGGCAAACACAACGCTCTCGAATATCAATAGTGAATTGACAACATTGAATGCGAAGGATTTTGCAACTGCTGCAAATCAGGGTACGGCAAACACAACGCTTTCGAATATAAAAACGAATACGGACGCGTTAAACATCACTTCAATGAGTATAAGCGAAGTGAATTACAGCAGTTTCACACAGCTTGCAAGTACGGCAATTAAAGGAATCACGATATATAATTATTCTTCTTCCAATGCATACATAAGTTTTGACGGCGGAACGAATTATATAACGCTGTATCCAAACACTTATTGGCGTGGAGAAGGAATACGAAACGCCAATATTCTTTATGTCAAGGGAAATGTAAAAATTGAATATAGGAATTAAAAAGGAGAGATAAAATGAAAAAGCTAATAATTATAGCAATGATTTTCATTGCGAATCTTGCAAATGCACAGGTGTACTTATTGAAAAGTCCAACTGAAAGTTCAGATTACAACTACTATGGCATACAATACGACTACTCTACAGATGCGATTACGCGCATAGGAACTACTCAAGGCGTGGCGATTGGAACTAAGCCGGATGAATCGCTTTTGCCGATACAATCGAAGATGCGAAGATGCGTTATCGATGATGCGGGTGTAGTGCAATATTATTTAGACAGGAATAATTCTTTATTAAAAGAAGCAGGCGATAGCGCGAAACTTGATGGCACAGATGGTCAAGTGATGGTGGAGATTCCTAAGTTCTATTATCGCTATACAGTATTGCCGAACGGTTATGAGTGGGCAATTAGCGAAAGTGCGATTTCCGGTTTTTCCGTTGTCCCGGCTTTTGTGGATAGTTCCGGAGCCGAAAAAGACTACATATATATTGGCGCATATCCGGGGGTGTTGTATGACGCATCTGCAACTGCGTATATAGATGGAGATGGAAGCGGCGCGCAATATGCCGCGGGGGATATTCTTTCGAGTGTTAGCGGTTTCAAACCAATTACGGGGGAAACAAGAGCCACTTTTAGAACGGCAGCTGAAGCGCGGGGAACAGGATGGCACTTGCTGGATGGTGAAATATTATTTGCGGTGCAACTGTTGTACATTACGGAATATGCAGATTTTGACGCGCAAACAATGCTTGGGGAAGGCAATACGAAATTTGCTGCGTGGGATTTTGCCACAACAATTGCTGCAACAGGCAAAAGCAATCTGCTTGGAAACGCAAGCGGCGGTCAAGCAACTGTGGGCGGAAATTCTGCTGATTATGTTTCTTATAGAGGAATTGAAGATTTTTATGGTAATGTTTGGCAATTTGTTGACGGCGTAAACATTAATAACGATGGAGTATCATCCAAATTATATTTAGCGGAAGATTATCGTGTATATGCAGATGATACGGCAACGGATTACAGCTATGTAGGCAATTTAGCGGAAAGCGATGGATACATTAAGTATCTATTACGAAGCGACAAAACGATAATGCCGTTAACAGTTGGGGGGTCAAGCTCAACCTATTTTAGCGATTATTATTGGACTTATTATAACGACAATTCTTCAGTGGGCTGGCGCGTCTTGCTCTTTGGCGGTAAGTCGCAGAACGGTGTCAAGGCGGGTGCGTTTTACGTTTATTCGGCTGACGGTTCTTCGACTGCCGGTTCGACGATTGGCGCGCGCCTTTGCTTTGCGGGGAATTAGAATGATTATAGGGTTTTGCATATTGGGCTGGCGCGTCTTGCTCTTTGGCAGTAAATCGAATAACAGTGTCAAAGCGGGTGCGTTTTACGTTAATTCGAATAACAGTTCTTCGAATACCAGTTCGAATATTGGCACACACCTATGCTTATTATTGAAGAGAAAAACAAAATGCAAAATCCTTGCCTCTTGGCAAAACACAAAGCAGAGCCTCGTTCAGTTTAGTACGGTTTCGGAAAAACTGGAGGTGAAATAAGCAAATGAAAAGAGTCGGTAATATATATAACAAAATTTGCGATATGGGAAATATAAAATTGGCATATATTAATGCGAAGAAAGGGAAATCTCATTATAAAGAAGTGCGCAGAATTGATAAAAATCCCGATTTATATTTAGAGCTAATCCGAGGTATGTTAGTAAATAAAACATTTAAGAATTCTAAATATAAAAAAGTTACAAAGAAAACTGATAGCGGGAAAGTGCGCGAAATTATGAAACTACCATTCTTCCCAGATAGAATAATTCATCATTGTATAATGAATGTAATAGAGCCAATTTGGTATAAAACTTTAATTAGAGATACATATTCCGCCATAAAAGGCAGAGGCATACATGATGGTGTTAAAAGAATTAAAAAAGCGCTTAGAGATGAAAATACTAAATATTGCTTGAAGTTAGATGTGAAGAAATTTTACCCAAGTATAAAAAACGAAATAATGAAGCAAATAATCAGGCGCAAAATTAAAGATGCTGATGTATTGTGGTTATTAGATGAAATAATTGATTCGACAGAAGGGATGCCGATTGGGAATTATTTAAGCCAATATTTTGGTAATCTTTATTTGTCTTACCTTGATCATGAAATAAAAGAGAAACTGCGCATAAAATATTATTTCAGATATTGTGATGACATAGTTATCCTTTCTAAAAGTAAGAAAGAGTTGTGGATAACGCTTTTGTTTATTAGGCAATATTTATCTGAAAGATTAAAATTAGAGATTAAGGACAATTGGCAAATATTCCCGATTGATAAACGAGGCATTGACTTTTTGGGATATAGATTTTTCCATGGGTATGTCCTCGTTCGCAAAAGAATAATAAAAAAATTTAAAAGAAGAATAGCGGAAATAAAGAAAAAACACAAAACAATGCCCCCAGAGAAAATTATTAATAGCATAATGAGCTATTGGGGGTGGTTAAAATATGCAAATTGTAAAAACTTATTTAATAAATATATTGATGATGAGTTGTTTTTTGTAGTAAAAATAACTTCTAAAAAAATAGGTATTAATAATCCTTTGCAAGGTTTGGTATGAAAAAATTTAGCGATATATGTGATGATACCATATTAGATGGCAAGAAAACGCGAATAGAAGATATTTTAAATAAGGAAATTGAAATACTCGCTTATAAAATAAGTGTAAGTAAATTTAGTAAGAATAAGAATGGCAAATATTTAACATTGCAAATAATTGATGATGCCGAAAAATATGTGATTTTTACGGGAAGCGATGTTTTAATAGATCAGTTAGAAAAATATGGCAAAGAGTTGCCGTTCTTCGCAACAATAAGAAAAATAAACAAATATTATACTTTAACATAGGAGGTATTAAAATGAAAAAAATAATCATATTGTTCGTATTCTTTTTCACGGGTATGCTATTAGCGCAGGAAAGCGACATAAAACCTTTGATGTTCGAGAAACATCAAGGTAAACTATATTTTAATACAGCGGTATACGCGTTACAAAAGGATAGTGTGATATTTTATCGCTATCAGTCGGTTGCAATTGTAAGTTATGACGAATCGGCAATGGTTAATGCACTATTGCAAGCGTACAAAGGGAATGTGCCTTTCTCGCAATATAGAGCGCGTAGCATTCAACGTGTTAAATATGCACTATATGGCACAGTTGATATTACTCAAGCGACAGCGTGCGGTTACAGCGTAACAACTGAAGCAGAGTTAATCGCTGCGTTAGGACTTAACAATTATAGGCAATCGCAGTGAAATTAAGAATTGGATATTTATTGCTGGCATATATAGCTTTTCTGTGGCTTGTTGGCTTTGTTAAATTTGTAATATTGAGGTAAAAGTGGAAATAATTATCGTTGTAATATTATCTGTAATACTCTCTGCAATCTTCAATTCCGAAATGGATACGATTGCGGAGTTTCAAAGAGCGTATTATAAGAATTTTGAAATATTCTTGCGTATGGGGAAAGAATTCACACAACAATGGCTTATTGACGAAACTTACAAGGAAGTGAAGCGTAAGCCTTGGTCCCGATCACCCTTTTGGGTACTCCGGGTGCAATGGGAAAACAAACTACAGAAAACAGTGCTATCCGCCTTCGGGGATGGTTGGCATTTAACAAAAGCGTTGAGAGTTTATTTTGCGCTCATACCGGCAACGATTATCGTACTTATGTTCTTCGGAGTTAATTGGTATTGGGCGTTAGCATATAACATTATTGCCTTTGGTTTTCAAGGGTTCTTTTTTGAAATATCTTATGAAAATTAATGGAGTATAAATTGAAGGAAGATGTTGTATTAAAGAAATGGCAAGCAATTGTAACTATCATTATCACTTTGTTTAGCGTGTTCGCTTCAATTGTGTTTGCTTTTTCAACTCTTAAAGGAAATGTTGAGGCGCACGTTAAGGATAATAATATTCATATGTCGTACGCACAAAGTGTAAAGGAATTTACAACGCGTCCTGAGTACGAAGCGTTCAAGTCCGATACTAATAGGCAATTGCAGGAAATTAAAGACGACCTAAAAGAAATGAAACGAGACATTAAGAAATTATTAGAAAGGAGATAAAGCGATGCAAGGCAAAAGAAAATTAACAATCGCTATACTCGTAATAGTTGCAATGACTTTGATATTGTTATTCAAAGACGTTGAACCGCTCGGACATGGCGGCGGATTCGCTACAATTCTTATTCCGATAATGTACGGTTACGGTAAAGAGTATAAGGATAAGCAGTAATGCGCGAAAGTATGTATGAATATTTGAATGCGCTTATTGATGGTGCTTTATACTCTATACAAAGAGTAGTTAATAAAGATGCGAAGCAATTAATACTTGGAACGATTGCGATTGAGAGTGACTTTGGGAAACACCGCAGGCAATTAGGCGGCGGCGGAGCGTTAGGAATATGCCAAATTGAAAGGCCAACGTTCAATTGGCTGAAAGACGTTTACAAAGACAGGCTGCCTTTTATTAAGGCTATTGAGTTTGAGGATTTGGAATATAACGACTTCGCTTCGATAGTTTTTTGCCGATTAAGATATTTAGTTGTCCCTTACCCTTTACCGCCAAGTACAGATGTTGAGTTAATGGCAGCATATTATAAGCGTCATTATAATACATATCTTGGAGCAGCAACGAAAGAAGATTTTGTAGCTAAATATAATCGTTATATAGGAGTGCATTATGCGTAACGGCATAAAATATATTTTTGGTGTTCTCCTTATGTTAGTGAGTGGATTAGCGGGGTGGACGCTCCATTCGGAATACGCCGTTCCTGATATTACTATCAATCAAGACAGCGTTGTGGTTATCGATAAAGGAATTACTGCACCGCCGACTTACATTGAGGGACCAAAGATAGTTGTTAATTTACCGGCGCATGAAGTAATAGCTAAGATAGATAGCACGGACGAAGAAAATAAAGTTTACAGTTATCGAGATTCGCTAATAATTGTAAACGATAGCACCGACGTAAGAGTAATGGCGACAGTAAAGACGGAAGAAAAGAATCTGGAATTCGCCAACTTCAAATGGGATTATAGTATTAAACCGATAATTAAGACGATAACAAAGCAAACAGAAAAAAGAATTTACAAAACAATTGAAGTCGAAAAACCGCAGCCGTTCTATTCTAATCACTGGTTCTGGACAACGATTGCGGCGGTGGCAATTGCAATTGCTAGTTTAATTGGGAGTTAAAATTGGAATTTGAATTCGATGAAAATAAATTGAACTCTTTTATAGATCAGCAGATTGTTGACGGCTTATATGCCGTTGGAGAGTATGCCGCCGGGCAAGCTAGGAAAAAGACTCCGGCAGATTTGGGCAATTTGCGTAATTCAATTGATTTTGAAGTAATGCCGGAAAAGCAGCTTGCAAGAATACTTGCCAATACTGAATATGCGGCAATTCAGGAACTCGGCGGTGAAATTAAACCTGTTATGAAAAAGGCATTGACGATTCCTATTCATCCGTCCGCAAAGAATAAACAAGCAAGTGATTTTGACGATTTATTTATGATAAAAAAAGACGGTCTTCATCCTATTCTTGCGCGCAAAACCCCCGGCGGGAGAAAAATTATTCCAATGTTTCTCCTTGTTAGTAAAGTAAACATGCCGGCTCAACCTTATTTGCGGCCGGCTGTTTATGAAAATCTTGATAAAATCACGGAGATATTCGCTCGTGGATAATGACTTAAAACAGAAAATATTTGATTTATTAGTTGGTTCCGATAACGCTTTCAAAACCGCAATAGGTGGAAGGCTTTATTATTTTGAAAACACCGATACAACAATCACCTATCCATACGTGGTTTATCAAGTTGTTTCGGGTGATCTAGATAGAGACAGCGGCACTAAATATGAAGATGTAGTTATTCAATTTTCAATTTATTCCAATAACTTAAGTTCGAGTGAAGTAAATGACATCGGTAAAGAATTGGATGATTTATTTAACGAATGCGAGAATAATCTTTCATTAACAAACTGGTATGTTTTAAGCGTGGATCGAATTACGGTTCCGCGTGAAATTAGAACCTTGCTGAATAATTGGCAATGGTCCGCAGATTATAAAATTCAATTACAAAAAAAATAAAAGGAGAAAATTATGGGCAAAGTTTTAGGTAAACTGATGAGCTTCAAATGGAACGGCGCGGACGTCGACATTCAATCAGCGAATTGGGATGAAGCGTTCAATGTTACAGACGTAACCGATTCAGCAACTGCTGGGGACGGGAAAGAAACGGTTGTAGGAAGAGCTACCCGTGAATTAAAAATAGAAGGTGTTGTTAAAAGTGGCGGCATCGCTCAGGTTGGGAAAAATATGAATTTCCTTTTTAATTCCGCAAACTACTGGGTGACAGATGCCAGTTACGAAGTCACTTTTGATGAAGTTGACGTAACCGATTCAGGAACAAGTGGAGACGGAACGGAATTTGAACCGGGTTTTGCCGAAAGAAAATCGAAACTCGATTTGTGGCTTCAGGATGATTCGAGTGAGATACCTCTGCAAACTGCACAGAGTGCTACCTTAACGTTCGCTACTGGAATATCGGTTGCCGGAAACTTTCGCCCCGAAAGTATGTCGATTCAAGGCGAAGTGAAAGGTGCTCAAAAATACAGCATAGACGGAACGTGGCAAGGCGGCGTAACTGAAACAGGGTTAGGCTTAATGCCTGGAGACAAAAAGCCCTTTGCAATTGTCTACAAAACCGGCGCGGTTTCGAATAAAGAGATTACTGGAACGGCAACTCTTATGGCAATGTCGATCTCAGCAAACATTAATGGTGAAATAAGAGTAAGCTATACTATAAAAGTGAACGGCGGTGTTACTAAAAACAACTATGCTGCAGTATAAAATGGAATTCAGGAAAATTGATATAGAATTATTCGGCGAGCAGCTCGTCCTCCACGAAAGGACGGCTGCCGATATTCATGTTTTTCATGAATATGTTCGAGATAATTTCCCGGATCAAAAAGTTGATCCGATAACAAACACAATGTTATCTATAGAGATATTACGCGACGCGCTCAAATTGAATATTTACAATTTAAAACGATGGAGATTTTTCAGAAAGTTTCGCCTGAAAAGAAAGCTTTCATCTAAATATTTATTGCAGCACTTGACACCCAGTCAAATACACAATTTAGTAAAAACAGTTATTGAAGAACTCGAAAAAACTGAGAGTTCCGAAAAAAAAAAGCCCAGTCAATAAGTCGAGCCTTTGAAACGGGGTTGGTCGCACACATTTCAAATCTTACATACGAAGAAGCAGAACAATTGCCGATAACACAATACCGTGACAGATTGGAATTTGCTTTGAACTGGGGGAATTATCTCCGCGGCGAAAAATTTGAGTTCTTAACAACAAACGATAAGCAATTGGAATTAGAAATGGAACACAGAATGCTGTTCCCCGAAGTATGGGAGGGAAAGAATGGCTAAAGAAGTGAAAACTGGTAGCGCTTATATTGAAATTCGTGCGAGAAAAGATAAACTAAAAAAAGATATTGATGATGCAAGGTCATTCATCAAAAAAGAAGCAAAACAGATTGAGGAAAGTTTTTCAAAACTGAAACTCAGATTTGAAAATTCATTGATGAAAATGAAATTGAATGAAGTTGAAAAATTACACCGAAGATTGAAAGCAGAACTTCAGAAAAAAATAAAGATGAATGCTGACATTGCTAGCATTGAAAGAACAAAATTGAAACTGAGATCGGTGGAAAATGCTTTATCCGGAATAAAAAAAGAAGCTGTACTTACGCAATCAAAGACAACCGGTTTTTTCAAAGGTATGAATGCTCAAATAACTGCAGTAATTGCCGCCTTATATGCACTCAAAAGAGCGTGGGATTTTGCTTCAGAAGCTAAGAATGCTGCTAGAAACGCCGAGGAGACTAGAAGTAAATTCGATACTGTGTTTGAATCGCTAAAAGAACAGGCCAATAACCTTGCAGATAATTTTGCTGAAAATTTTGGAGTGGCAGGTACAACAGCAAGAGAACTTTTAGGCAACACTGGAGATCTTCTCGTTGGATTCGGTTTTACGGAAAAGAAAGCGTTGGATTTGTCTCTTAGAGTAAATGAATTAGCACAGGATTTAGCCTCTTTCACAAATTATTCCGGAGGAGCAAAAGGAGCCAGCGAAGCGCTTACTAAAGCAATTTTAGGAGAAACAGAATCCGCAAAATCTTTGGGAATAGTGATAAGACAGAACACTCCAGAATTTAAGCGAGAAATACAAAGGCTTATTACAACTCGGGGATTAACTGAACAACAAGCAAAAGCCGTTTTGATTCTTAATGAAGCATATAAACAATCTGGTAAAGCTGTTGGAGATTACGCTCGCACCAAGGATAGTTTAGCTAACACCGAAAGGCGAATGAATGAGCAATATAAAGAATTGCTCGAGATAATTGGAAATGAATTAAATCCTACCTTTAAGGTACTTATAAACTATATTTCTACCCTTACAGCCAAAATGTCAGAAAACAGCTCAATATTTAATGTTTTAGGTGCAGTCGCTAGAGTTTTAGGGACGGATCTGCTATTGGTAGCAACGGTATTGCAGCACATCTGGACATTAATAGGAATGGTTGGAAAAGGAATGTACAACTTGCTCACGATGCAATTTGAAGAAGCGGCAAATTCGATTAAATCCGGAGTAGCCGATATAGCAAGTAATTTCGAACTGCTGTGGAAAAACGTTAAAGAAATATGGAGCAATGCCGAAAAGAAGAAACAAGAATTTGCCAAAAGCGGAGGGATATCTCCGGGAAGTCAATCAGATATAACAGCTGATCAGAAAGTGGCCGATAAGCGTGCAAAAATAATTGCAAAGTTTTATAACGACTTAAAATTCCTTTCAAAGAATTATTACAGTTACAAATTACAGCAAATTGAAGCTGAAGCCGAAGCAATGAGAAAAGCAGCCGGAGATGCTGTAGACGTAGAAAAATGGAAGTTGGAACAGATTAAACAGCTTAACGAAGATATGTTAGCTGTCTTTGTTTCGTGTAAAAAATGGGAAATATTCTATAAACCAAGGACTAAAATAACAAAAGAAGATACTGACACGCTAGCAAAGTGGAAAAAAGAAAGAGAAGACGAGCTAAAACAAAAAGAACTTGATTTCGTGAAAGTAAAGGGAGAAAAGACACTTGAATATATAGACGCATCGCTCGAAAAAGAAAGACAAATGAATTATGAGAATTTACAGGCGGCAATGGAATTAAGCAGCGTAATTAGTAGTGCGTTTGATCAATCAGGGGATTCATTGCTATCAAAATTTAATATCATGGTTCAAATGGCCTTGCGAATAGCTACTATTCTTAATTCGGCTAATGCTCTTAATACAGCTGCTGGACCCTTGGGAATAATTAGCGCAATAATTGGAGGAGTTTCAGCAATATCTTCGAAGGGTCATACAGGCGGAGTTTTTGAAAATGGTAAAAAAGTTGCATCTTTTGCGAATGTACCAAGATTATCTTCTGGTGGAAGTTTTACAGTTCCGGTAGGTTATCCACAAGACACCTACCCTCTTTTGGTTGAAACTGGGGAAAAAGTAAGTGTAACGCCAGCTACAAGCGCCGGGAATACCGACAAACTATTAAAAAATATATTAACAGCCATTCAGGCGCAAACTATCAATTCAATTGAAAACAAACCTATTGTAACAATAGTTAATAAAATTGATGGAAGTGAATTCACTTCGAAAGTAGTTCAACCGAATATTAACAGATTAAATAAAGCCGGAGTGAATTTAAATGAATTATAAGATACAAATAAAAATATCTGGTTTATGGTATGACTTTTCAGACTATATAATTGAAATTGATGAATGTCCTTATATCGAAAGAAATAGAAGTTTCGAAATGCAAGCAACAGGAATGGATCTATCTTTAAACACTAACTTCCGAAGCGGAACATTGCCCGATCCGAATGTGGGAGATATAATTCACGTTGAGAATATAACAACGGGAATGCCGATTTGGGCAGGGCTAATTAGTAAAATCATCAAATATGATTGGCAAAAAAAATGGCGATTGGAAATTTCATCGAGGTTAACGGTACTGAAGAATTATCTAATCGATTATCCTACCTTAAGAAAGGAATTGGTGCAAGGCGCCGTTGACTGGAATACCGGAAAGGGTTTTACAATTAATTATAATTTGGATACTATCGCCACAACTTCTCACGGACTTTCTACTGGCGATGTGATTTCGTTTAATGGTTCTGCAGCCGGAATAGAGGATAACTTGCAATACTTTGTTGAGGTTGTTGATACAAATATTTTCAAAATCTACACAGATAAACTCAGGCAAGATTTGGTTGATATTATACCCGGAGACGTATCAACGCTTAAATGGGCAAAACCAGATTTAAATAAATATTGCATTCAGGATAATTATGATTTGTCTAATGTTCAGCTTTCATATTTGCTTGATAGGATTTTCAATATAGCAGGGATGAATATAATATTATGGCCGGTTAATTCTATTACGTTTGACGGGAAAATATTCACCGATTATGTGATGGATGAAAGTGCTTTATATTGTCTTAACCAATCTTTTGCATTCGATTGCAGATTGATAAATCCACCAAATATAGATAATGGTATGAAAATTACATTCTTTGATTTTTTAAAAACAATCTGCGGAATTTTTGGGTTTTACGTCCGATACAATACAACAGATTACTATGAATTAAGACCTAAATCAGATGGGCTGCAAGGAAGTTTTAATGACGATTTCAAGTATAATTATTCTTATGAGGAATCGAATTCGGCAGCTGATTATAATGTGCAAGTTAACTTTTCAACACGTGCTAATTACGGGAATAGCACGGCGAACACTTTGAATCTTAAGTTGGAAAAAGGATCCGGTGGAACGAAAAACAGTCATCAACTCTATAATAATTTATTCTTCCTTTATAGGGGAACAAATCCGGGCGAAACTTCTAGCACTTATTGGGATATGGCGGCTTCGACTATTGCGGGATTAAAAAATTATGAAGATGCATTAATAGGTGCATATTACAGGGAAACAATTACTACGGGAGATTCTTTCATTGCAAGGGCATTTTTGAGCGCTAGAATAAATATTATAGAAAAAACAGTTAAAATAATTCAGGAGTGGCCGAAATGATATTTGGGAAAACAAATCCTTGTTTATACAAACAGATTGCAAGCGCGCCCGCTAATTTCACAACAAATTCTGCAGTTGATTCAAGTTTAATAATAAGTAGTGGACACGGATTAAGTATTGGCGATATAGTTGTGTTTAGTTCTACAGGAACATTGCCATCTGGCTTAATAGCAGGATATTACTATGTTGTGAATGATGTAATAAGTCCCTCTGCATTCACAATAACTGCAGAAGGAACTAATACAATTAGTTTTACCAATGACGGTTCCGGCACACATTCATTTACACCATATAAAATTAGAGTAGAGCTTTCTAACTTTCTAATAACTCGTGATGAGCCGCAAGAAGAAGGGTTTTTCCATGAATCTGTAATTAATGGACATAGAGAATGGGTTTCAAAGGGAATGCATTGGGAACTTGAGATAAGAAGTAATATTTTCAAAGAAGGTTCAGAAGCGGCCGTGAGAGCTAAGTTCAAAGAGATTCATAGTTGTTTATATCAACCGGTTTGGGTTTATAAACATTTTGACGGCTTGAATTTATTCCGAGATTCAAACGGCAAACCGGTATCATTCATAATGGACATTTTCCAACCCGCTTTTGTCACTCAAGTTAATTTTGAAGATTATTTAATACTTGGTCTCAAAAGTACAGAATATGTAGATTTAAATGCTATGCTATAA